CAACACGAGCAGAAGTCATCTTACCGTAGTTCAACTTCTTGGATTCGTCCATGTACAATTCTGCGTACAATCTCCACCACTTTTGGTAGTGTTTGTCGATTCTTTGACCACCGATCGACAATTCAGCAGTAGAGATCGCGCGTTCCGCCATCCACGCATCCATAGAAGTGGTGATGGCGGTATCAGCGTTCGAAGTCAATTCAACGTACATGTCCGCAATCAAATCACCGTTTCTGGCGACCGTGACGGAAACGCGACCGGAAGACGCGGCGGTACCGTTGACAGTTTGTTCGATGTTTTCCATCGCGAAGTTAGTGTGGCGTTTGTAAACCGCCTGGAAGAAAGTGACTTTTGGGTTACCAGTCAAGTAGACATCTTGGGCGCCGTAGGCGACGAGTTGCATGAGACCACCGGCCATATTGTTTGTTTTTGTACTATAGGCAGAGATTTTTTTTTCGGGTGAGACCCGCGAAAAAACCCGACCCTATTTTTCCTGGTATATATAAATGACCGATCAAGAAGAACCCCTTCTTGAACCAATCGAAGAAATCGAAGAAATTGAAGAAATTGAAGATGAAGAATCTATAGTCGATGATCTTGATCTTGACCTTGAAATGCCAGATGATGATGATGATGGATACATGATGGATATGGGTGGACTCTTAAGTTCGGTCCTCGCGACCGAAGATGGTGATACCGTATGTTCCGCACTGGTAAATATTTCCAGACAGATGGAAGTTCAAAACAAAATTCTTATAAAAATGTTATCTCAAATGCAAAAAAATTAACTTAGAAAAATAATCCATATGTAATAAAAGAAAATGGAGGAAACACATTTTATTAGTTCGGAATCAAATCAACGTGAATCCAATGCTATTATGTGGTCTAACCAGATTCAATCACTCAACCCTGAAGAGTTTATGCACCTTCTATCAGAACTAGAAGATATGTGGGACATCAATACTACGGATAATAGTATGATATCGTTCCAACTTGGATATAAAAACTTTATAAATCCTCAGGACCTCGACCCTGAAACGGGATTACCCGTTCGGTTTGACGTTGAACTTGTTTCTGGAAACCATAAACGCCTAAAAATGCAGTTGGGACAAATGTATCATCGGGCTGAAGTTTTAAAACTTTTAGATACCGAAGACGATGAAGATATGAAAATATCCATGCGTATAAATCGTCTTATTGATCAAGTCGACGATGCATGGCAAATTATTTTTAGAGCGGCGCGTATACACGAACGTATCAATAACCCGACGTATGTTCCTATAAACCCAGAATCAGATCCATCTATTTTTAGGTGTTCGACCATGGAAAAGGTGGAAGAACTGGCACCATACCAACAGGCAATTCTCGCGTGTTTGCAAAACCTTTATGAAACGAATGTTAAAAGATACAAGGGGTACTGTTGTACACAAATCAAGACTGAAGATGGTAAAGATACACGTGCATGGAAACAGGTCGAAACAATACAGGATTATGTTTATGGGGTTGCGCAAAAAGAAACGCGATATGAATTATGGAAAAATTTATCGAGTCGTGGATCGGCATATAACGACGTTATTCGACATTTAACACACTGTAAAGATATGCAGTTTCCAGAGATTATTAAAAATAGACACGTCTGGTCGTTTAAAAATGGGATTTTTATAGGTAAAGAGTGGTCTGCGCAAACAGGTCTCTATGAATCGAACTTTTATACGTACGAGTCGCGTGAATTTAAAAATCTTGATCAAACCATTGTAAGTTGTAAATATTTCGATAAGGAATTTACGAATTACGAACACCTCGAAAACTGGTATGATATTCCAACACCATTTTTTCAATCGATTCTCGAGTACCAAAAGTTTGATTTGGATGTATCTAAATGGATGTATGTTATGGGTGGTCGTTTATGTTTTGATGTGAATGATATAGATACATGGCAGGTTATACCTTTCTTAAAAGGTATTGCGCGTTCAGGTAAATCGACGCTTATCACCAAAGTGTTCCGTAAATTCTATAACGCCGACGATGTACGCACACTTTCAAATAATGTTGAAAAGAAATTTGGATTATCATCCATTTATGATGCATTCATGTTCATAGCCCCAGAAGTAAAAGGTGATTTACAACTCGAACAGGCTGAATTTCAGTCTATTGTATCTGGTGAAGACGTATCCATCGCGGTAAAACACGAAAAAGCTAAATCATTCGAATGGTCTACACCTGGTGTACTTGGTGGTAATGAAGTTCCAAATTGGAAAGATAATTCAGGTAGTGTTTTGCGTCGTATTCTTACGTGGAACTTTGGTAAACAGGTCAAAGATGCCGACCCAACGCTTGAATATAAACTTGATGCAGAATTACCCATCATACTTCAAAAGTGTATTCGTGCTTATCTTGAATATGCACAAAAGTACGCAGATCGAGATATTTGGAATGTCGTCCCCGAATATTTCAAGACGGTTCAAAAACAAGTCGCAACGATCGCAAGTACACTTGAAAACTTCATGCAATCGACGGGTGTAAAATACGGGAAAGACTTATTTTGTCCACAAAAAGAATTCGTCGCGTTATTCAATTCGCATTGTCAAGCAAATAATCTTGGAAAACCTCGATTTACTCAGGATTTTTACGTGGGTCCGTTCAGTCAGCGTGAAATAGAAGTTCGTGAAGTAACACTCACATACAAGGGACGTAATTACCCCAGACAGGCGTTCATATTTGGTGTAGATATAGTGAATGAAGATATTACATTTGGTAATGAGTATTAATTAAAATATCACGTTAGATTAAGATATGGATCCCAGGCAATTTGTAAAAAATTCGAATGTGTCTATTCAGACAACGCCGTCTAAAAAAGGTGGTCTCAAAATTGGAAAATTTCATCCGGGTATGTATAATGTTCTTGTAAATAAAAAGTTTTCAAAGGATGAAAAACGTGTAGATTTACAATACATTTTAAAACAAAAACCAAAGGGACATGCTCAAATAGCACCTGGTTTAACCTTAGATCTTAACGAGATTAAGGGGTATTACGGAAGGTTTCAGACAGGTGCCATACACACGTCTAATTTTGGTTTAAAGGGTGATTTAAATAAAGAGTTCTTTTCTGTACAGTTAAGTGGGTACACTATGGATGGAACTGAACGTAAAAATTTTACGTTTGTCATTTACAGTAATGGTAAAATTCGTTTTTCGGGTGGGTTTTTAGGATCCAGTAATCTCAAAAAACAACCTGAAGCTTTGCGTAAATATTTAATTGATACGTATACACAAAAACAGGGTTTTTTATATAATGAAATTGAATATAACAATATCGCGGGGTTCTTTAATACAAATGTAAATTTTGATTTAACAAGAATCTCACAACAAAATCCGGTAAAAGCACAAAGTATTAGTTACGAGTCTGAATTAACACCTTTTTTATACATGACGTACAGAGATCATAATTTTGTTTTATCGACCAAATCTGGGAAACTTGGTTCGGGTGTTGTTCAAGTTCAAGGTGAAAGTGATCCAGATGACCTCGAAAACGCATATAAAGTAGGTGTTGATATGGTAAAACTACTCCATGTTTTAGGGTACACAATGGGGTTGGTAAACCGTAATGTAAACCTACCAAAACTTCCTATGATGAAAAGTGTAAAAGCGTCTACGTGTCCTAAACCACGTCGTCCACCGTGTAAAGATGGGTTTGAAGTTCGTAAAAATCCACAAGGGTCCGAGTGTTGTTTTAAAATCCCAAAGAAACGGGGTACAACTAAGAAAAAAACTACACCTAAAAACGTTTCTATTTCTTACGATAAAGATGGTACTATGAAAATAGGTGGACGTAAGTGTGATAGACTTACAAAACCAGTTTTACTCGACGTTGCTAAAAAGTTGGGTGTTGTTGGGGTACGTCAAAAAAATACTAAAAATGTTATATGTTCCGCACTCGATGCGATTGAGAAAGGTACATCCAACTTAAAAATAGATGGAAAATTGTGTCGAAAAATGAAAAAGGACCAACTCGTTGCGATGGCATTATCCAAAGGTATCACGATCGACGATAAGGATACTGTAAAAATGTTATGTGATAAACTTCAAGATAAACCAAATTCCCCAAATTCACTCGCCAATGAAATGGAATACGCGCTTAAAATGAGAAGAAGTCGAAACGCGACCAATCAGAAAAGACGACTCAATGATACGGGTATAAGAAACGATCTCGTTAAAATGTATGGTAAAAAGTGGATGACAAAGTATGGTAAAGTTATGGATTTGGATAAAAATGTACGTGATGTAAAGAGAGAATTGAATAAGGCCGAAAAGAATAATTCTCTTAATGTAACTACACGTAACGGTGTTATAAGAAAGATGGTCGCGAACGATATCAAAAAGGCTATGGTCAAAGATATGAAACTTAACCAAGAAAACACCCTTAAGAAAAAACTTCTCAGAAATGAGGCACAAAAGTTATACGGTAAGTTTGGTAAAAATATGGTAAATAATGTTATAAAATACGCGACAAATTTACCAAAGACGTACGCTCTTAATAGTACTAAAATAAAGAATTACGTTATGATAAAACGTCAACTTCAACAAAATACACCATCAGCGTTAAAGAATAAACGCAAAAATAAATAAAAGATGGACGATCCAAGAGAATTAATATTAAAACGTGTCCGACAAAATACAAATGACTTTATTATAGATTATAAAGATCGTTGGAATAAATATATTTTGTCGAGCATTATAGATAGTATATTTTATACTTTAGCAGATTATATAAGCATTGAAAGAAAAGGTGGGTGTACTATGGGTAAATTAGAAATTGAATACCATTGTACGGATGATTTTATAAACAGTGATAATGCTGAAGAATATTTAGAAAAATATCGTGACCCCGATGACCAAAATCTTATGCTATTCATATACGATAATATGCATAAGATGGAACCGGGAACCCATCGACGTACACTTTTGTACCTTACGAACATACTATACTTCGATTTATAAGTTTATGTGGTTCAGCAATTTGTTTAAGGTGTTTCGCATGATACGAAAAATCGTACCCGAGAAACCCATCTGTTATTTGTTTAGAAAGACCGAATGCCTCAATTATTCTCGAGGTTTGTGTACATACCGATAAACGTTCGAGGTTAAGAAATCGATCTTCCATCATTATAAATTCTTTAAGTGATTCATCAGGTATACCATCCTTACGCATCTGTTCATACATCTTCCTCGATTCACCATTTGACATATAAAAGTATTTTGTTGAAAATCCAAGAACCGACACGCGTTCACCTGTAATATCAATATCACGTAATACAAATAGTATAATTATAAGTATAAGTATCCAAGCTATGATCATACTGTATATGATATAGTAACATTATAATTATTATAAAATGTTTGTCACTTTTTGCGATTACCCAAAAAAACTTTTTTTTATTTTATACAAAGTATCTCCTTGAGAAGGATGTTCGATTTGAAATATAATTTTTCTTTTTACTAATCACTAAAAGTGACAAACATTTTATATTAATTTAACATAATAAATAAATCTTTTATTTTATGAATAATATTAAATAATGTATCCTTATCTTCAACATTTTGGGGTTTTATAATTTCAAATTCAATTTGGTATGTAAATGGATCTTCCGAATCCATATCTTGAGTGTTACCAGAAATAGATGTCATATCAATAGATACATTTTTACGAATATACGATGTACGTGTTTTCGTTTTTTTACCGTCCATTTCACTTTCATAATCATGTTCCATAGGAATTTCTTTACATACGGCAAACCGTATATCAAAAGGTGTATCCTTAATTTGTTTAAAATCTTCGATATGTACCCGTTCTTTTTTCACGATAGTTTCCTCGTTTGTAGATTCATCTATTGTTATACGAAGATTATCCTTTTCACGGAAAAAGACGTCAGTTTGTGACGTTTCAATACGTTCCCAACCAGGGTATTTATTAAGACCTTTCATTAGATTAATATACATCTTTTCACCTATATTCGTATCGAAGAAGGTCCCATTGTATTTACCGAGACGAAATTCCATTTCAACGTGTTCCTCATTCTTGTATTTATCAAGGATGGGTTGAATTGTATCACAAATTTTATGTACGTTCATGTTTTCTTACATTTATGTATCGCGTCTTCTTCTTAAGCCTTTTTTATACACCTTTTTTAGATGCACGGTTTTACAAACATTGGAAACACGTGTTATTTTAATTCGGCTATACAGTGTTTTCTACATATACACGATATATCATCTCATATAGTACGAAATAAATACGAAGGTGATTGTTTATTTACAAAAATATACGAACACGTTGTACATGTTTATTTTTCAACACACGAAGTTAAGGTTTTTACACTCGAACCACTTTTAAAAGAATTTGTGAAATTGTACCCTCGGTTTAAAATAGGTGATCCTCATGATGCTCAGGACGCTCTATTATGTATTATAGATATACTCGAAAAGGGGTACCCTATAATTAAAGATCTCCTTTACGGTGAAACAACACAAGTAACACTATCACCCGCAAGTAAAAATGTTATAAAAACACCCTTTTGTATTCATATTTTAAATATGAAAAATGAAGTAAAAAGTATAGACGAAATGATAGAGGAAGGATACAATTGGAACGTGGTTGAAGGATATGTCGACAACGATAACGTGAAACACCACGTCGCAACAACACGGTGTTTTATATCTAAGAAACCAAAAATTCTACTTGTATCATTCGATAAAAAAAGTAATGTAAAAGTTGATACATCTTTAAAAATGGGGTACGATTTACGTGGTTCTATAATTCATAAAGGTGTTCAATGGGGTGGTCATTACATATCTATGTCTAAATTCGGTGAAGATTGGATCATACAAGATGATGATAGTTTAGGTAAATTAAGTGAATTACCTAAAGAAGATAGTCATTACATTTTGGTCTACAGTCTAAAAACTCCTTCATCTGAATGTCCTCCTTAATATTCACGAGTGTTCTATAAAACGTTCGTCGACTATTTGGAAACGTCTTATCGGTTCGTTTTTTTAATGGTTTCCACCATAGAGGACCTTTTTCCCACGTGACGTACATACACTCAACGATATCATTTTCTCTCAACCATTTATATTCGGACATGCGTTCAATTGGTATCTGAGATTCGTGTATAAGTTTACCTCTATCTTGTATATACAATCGCCATACGGGTGGACCGGGTACACACCCCGGTGTTTCGACGGTTGGTCCTTTCTTCACTTTGAAATCAATCGTATTTTTGTTCCTTGGTTTCCATTTGAACATAGTTTCGTGTGTACCTGTACGCACGGGTTCGTTTATAGGTGTAAAAACAAGACCATCCATTTCTTGTTTGACGGTCGGGAGATATACATCCATGAACTTGTTAAACTCGGTATGAAGATGAAACGTTTTAACCTTTAAAAGTATTGGATCCGTTTTTAAAACCATCATCTTTTTAGTTGTTTTTTCGCAATGTTCGAGACGCTCTAAAAAATTTTGTTGTCCAATAACTTCACCGCATGTCATTAAACAATCGTATATCATAAATGTATTCTCGTATAATTCACCTTCAAGTATCGTACCTTCATATATCGGTCGTCTAAAATTAAGTGGGCATATGAACATTTCAAGAGCACGGTTTAAGAAAACACACACTTTTCGATTTTCAAACATAAACGCCAACATCATGTATCTCGTACCATCCGTTTTTTCGCATACAACGTACTCGTTATTTGCGAGTATACGAAAGTGTTCCCTTTCTATTGAAATTGGTTGGCACCCCGGAAATATACCTTTTTTAGTACCCCATTTGGATTCCATAAAGGAGATCGCATATTTGTAAAGTGGATCATCCGACTTTACAGACACACGTGTCATTCTGTTCTATATAATTACTCTATTCTTTAATTTGATTTAACACCTGCAGCGTTGAGTATATTACTTACACATTCGTGACTATACGTCATAATCAACTTAGCTGCTGTATATGCATGAATTTTGATACCAGCCTCTTTAAATTTTAAAAACATATTTTTCATTCTAGGGTGTATCTTAAACGCACCATTTTTCTTATCTTTTAAATGTTTCATAACATTTTTATTCATCATAACCCACGACTTTGCCGATGTTTCGTTTACGGAATACATATCATCTGAAATTTTATTCGCGACTATTGTATCGAAATGTAACCCAATTTGTTCAACGGGTTCCTTAGACTTTGAAACCACTTTTTCTTTGAACATACCCCAATCTATACCTTCAGTAACACCTGGAAAAACGAGACACCCAATACTATCGTTTTTATCAAATACTTTATCAAGTGAAGCTTCATCAACACTTATACCAAAATCAATAAAGAAAATACGATCGTGACTTTTTAAATATTTATAAATCATTTCAGCTTTTTCAAAAGGTTCATCGTCTACAAAAACAACTTCATTTTCTGTATTACCCCTTTGCATACACTTTAAATTAAATTTAAGGATTGTGTGTAATGTTTTTACATGACATGATTTACCACGTGTTACGAGTATTGTCGCTATTCTCATATTTTATTACATATATACTCTAAGCCTTAAGCCTTTCATTTAAGCACCCACTAAAGGGTAAATTACCGACATGTCCTAATGTTGTATTACAATCCGCATATATTTTACCACCTATTTGTTGCCATCGTCTACAAAACGCATAATCTTCGGAAAGGTATCGTTTATTTTCGGGATCAATCATACAATCAAATACCGCACAATAGTCGTCAAAGTCACGATTTTGATGATCATTTTTACAATCGAGATCTTTATATTTTTCGTGCATTTTTTCGAATGCTTTTCGGGTAATAACCATGAACCCCGTTGGACCATCTAAAACTTCAACAAATCCGTTTACGACCGATCTTTGTGTAGCACCAATATTTGCGACTAAACTGGATGAAAGCATGGACAAATCACGCGTATCACCTGCTTCTATCGCGGTTTTAGCTTGGTCCCACATGACGACTTTTTTAGGGTAAATAGCAACAGAGACATCGTGTCCAGAACGTATAAGACGAACAACTGAGGCGGGATCAAAATCAACATCGGCATCTATAAACATAAAATAGTCCGCATCTGTTTTCTGCATAAATCGACCAACCGCAACATTACGTGCGCGATGTACGAGACTTTCATTTTCCGTTGTATCAATCATGAGTTGAATACCCTCCTTTATTAAGAGTAATTGAAGTTTTATGATACCTATCATGTATTTTTCTAAACAAAGACCACCATAACACGGGGTACTTAAAAACAATTTTATCATATTACAATTTTAGTGTTCTATTCCTCTAAGTATTTTTTAATTATAGATTCAATTTTATTTAGTGTTGGTATAGATATACCACACTTTTCACATATTTCGGTTTTTGTAAAAATATCCTTAAGAACGAAATAAATGATAGTCGACGCAACACTGTTTGGTGTTTTACTCATAAGTTCCGAACAATTTTCAAGTTTGGAACACATTTTATTACAATTAAGTCGTTGTTCTCTTGTAACTGTAAATTCATTGAGTAACCTTTGCATAACATCGAATGGTCGTGTAACATAGTTTTTTTCTGTTTTACCTAAAAGTGTTTCTGTAAACATTTGCGTTGTTCGACTAATATCTTTACTATTTATTCTAAACATATCTGCAATTTCTTTCGTCGTTCTTGGAATTTTCGATAAACGACACGCGTATAAAACACAGTTACCCTTAATACCCGAACGAACCGCACCTCTCGTCAGCTTTTCTAAATTAAATTTTCTATACATCATTTTAGCATCTTTTAAAACCGACTCGGGTAAGTTTGGACATGCTTCATCTATACTTTTATACGCGTGAAATAATGCGCGATCTTTATGGTTCATGGATTGATGAAAGTTAATTTTAGCCATACGTTTATTTTCATACGTGGATGAGTGTTGTGTTGCGATAATTGTTCCTTTACCCCACGCTTGAGAAAAGAGTTCGGGGTTTGCGTTCGGTCCACCACATCTCGAAGGGTCGTTTATTTTACCATCGTCGGATATACCACTTGTCCATTCAGGACTTTCGTCTATGAACATAGAATCAACGAGTCCGCATTCCGAACACGTTGGCATACCTTCTTTTGAGAACACTTTTGTTCCGTTGCATTCTTTACACGTATAAGTATTAATTGGCTTTTTTAGTAATGGTTTTTTTAAAAGTTTGTCCACATGGGACCATATAGTAGTAGTGAGTTCTTCCATTTTTATACTAAATCGGTATATTTATGAAAATGATAAATCGCACTTAGGTTTTAAAAATTCAGTTCATCCGCTTGTATTTTTGCTTGTGTTTCTATAACATTTACTATTTCCTTAAAACGCATAGAACCTGGGCTTCGAGGTTCCCATTCGTCCCATTCTTTATCAATAATAGCATTGTTTGGTGGTGGTATAACCATCCCATCAACTTCGTCGTCTGGGACAATAAAGTCCTCGAGATCACTCCCGTCATCATCAGATTCGTCTATTATTTCACTGTCTTCATCCGAATCTATATCATCTATCATTGCGTATAAGTTATCCTTAATGTTTTTGAAATAGGATGGGGTCTGATGGTGTTCAGAAAGGCTCATTTCTTGAACGAGTTCGTCTTTAGTTTCATCTAATTCATATAAACGTGCACATTTATACGTTAGGGACGTTTCGGAATAATACGAAACAACAAGGTAGTCTTCATTGTTTTCTTTTACTGTGGCGTACAGTTCATCTTCTATATCATCCTCTATATTCACAAGAACCCGGACTAAATCTCCAGGCTGTATTTCATAAAAATTAATCATATCTAAAGTTTTACGACAAAAATATTTACAAGTATTAGCACAGATGGGAGTTGAAATTTTATCCAAGGATGGATGTACGTATTGCGAACACGCAGTAAACCTTTGCAAGGACTATAACCTCGAATACACAAAAACAATAGTTGATAAAATCGAACTAAAAACTAGATGTGGTACACAAGCTTCTACATACCCACAAATACTGGTAAATGATACCCTGGTGGGAGACTTCTTTGAATTCCAGGAATTCCTGGAAGAATCAGAACCAATGCTTTTACCAACACTCAGTAGGTTTACTGTATTTCCAATTAAACACGAAAACTTATGGTCTTTGTATAAAAAGGCACAGATGTCCAACTGGACTGCGGAAGAGATTGATTTTTCCAAAGATATGGACGATTGGAATGGATTAAGTGATAACGAAAAACATTTTATAAAATATATTTTAGCATTTTTTGCTGGTTCCGATGGTATAGTTTTTGAAAATATTAATAATAATTTTGCGGATGAAATTCAACTTACCGAAGCTCGTTCATTTTACGCGTATCAAGCACATAACGAAATGGTTCATGGTGAAACGTATAGCAAACTCATAGATAAATATATAAAAAGTTCCACTGAAAAAAATCAGTTGTTTGAGGCAATTCAAACGATACCGTGTATTGAACGAAAAGCTAAATGGGCTATGAAATGGTTTGATAAGAAACGACCATTCGCTGAACGTTTATTAGCCTTTGCATGTGTTGAAGGTATATTCTTCTCGGGTAGTTTTTGTGCTATTTATTGGTTAAAAAAGAGAGGGTTACTCCCGGGTTTGTGTTTTAGTAACGAACTCATAAGTCGTGATGAAGGTATGCACCAAGAATTTGCGGTTGAATTATTCAACATGTTAAAAAACAAACTATCGGGTGCGGTGATTGAAGAAATTATAAGAGATGCCGTTACGATCGAAAAGGAATTCATTACGGACGCACTTCCGTGTAGTCTCATAGGTATGAATTCGGGTAAAATGTCGGAGTATATCGAATATGTCGCGGATAGATTATCAAAACAAGTGGGTCACGATAAAATCTGGAACACGAAAAATCCCTTTGATTTTATGGAGAATATATCACTCGACGGTAAAACAAACTTTTTTGAAAAGCGTGTCGGTGATTATGGTAAAATGGATGAAGATACAACATCCATAGAATTCGATGAAGAATTCTAATTAAGGGGTGATAACAGCGCTTCTACCATCGGAACACGAACACGTGACGGCTTCACCGTCGGTAGTCAAATCCATTGATTCAAGTTTCATACCTGAATCAAATGTCGAAAATTGATCTTCAGACATGCCTGGTAATGGTGATGGCATATCGACCATTTTTGGTGGTGGAGTTGGGCCTGGTGCAGGTCCTGGTACTGGCGATGGCCCGACAACTTCTTCAGTCATAGGTTCAAATGGTGCATATTCTTCACGCTTTATGTTCATCATACCCCACGTGACGAGCATGAAAACAATCGTGTGAAGCGCGAGACCGCCTGTCGATGGACAGCCAGTTGGACTGGAAACCCATGACCCGAATACTTTACGCATAACGCGAAATGTTTCTGGGTTTGCGACAACAAAGAAAACTAACGCGGACATTATGGAAATTAGGAATTTTTGTTCCTGTTTTTTACCGTTGCATCCACAACCACAATCTTTAAAAAGACCCATTGGTATATTTTATATATATTGTATCAAGAAAAAAAACCGACTTAAAGTTTGGATTCATATATATGATATATAAAATACAATGTCTAACATTATCCAAGTTTCCGAACAATTTGAACCATCGTCTGTTGTCTTCACGAAAATGAAGAAAAACAAGAACGGTGGAAAAACCGTGTATATCAATGCACAAGATGGTAAAAAGAAACTCTATTTACAACTTCCGTTTATGCGTTCGCCGTTTGGTATGAGTGCTTTTACTGATGAAGCTACCAATAAAACTTCGTATTCACTCGACTTATCCTTTGATACTGATAACGAAGACGCCATGGCACTTTCGACTAAACTGAAAGAACTTGATGAAATTATCATTAAGACGGTCGCTGATAACTCCAAGGAATGGCTTGGTAAAGCGTATGACATTAATGTCATTCGTGAAGCTCTGTATAAACCACTCGTTCGTCAGGGTAAAGATGAATACCCGGATACAATGAAACTTAAAATCATGACCAAACCCTCTGGTGAATTCTTGGCTGAGGCGTATAACTCGGCGCGTGAAATGATTTCGGTCGACCAGATCGAAAAGGGTCAAAGGTGTGCGTGTATTGTCGACGTAAACCAGATCTGGTTTATTGATAACAAGTTTGGTGTGAGTGTTCGTCTTTCGCAAGTTCTTTGCCAACAATCCGCTAAACTTCCATCCTTTGCATTCCAGGGTCTCGATGGTGATGAAATCGTAGAAGAAGAATATACGGAAGAAGAAATCGATGAATAAAATATTATTCTATACCAGTATGGAACGTGAAAGACACATCGAAGATTTGAAAAAAATTGCGTCTCTTTCAAAAAATAAGAAAAATGTTAAAACACAAAAACAAAGAAACCTTTTAGGTAAAAATGTAATAACTGCTATTAAGGGTATTGGATGTAGACCAGAAAAGGTGTTTTATAAACCAACTACCAATTTTAGTGTAAATGGGTCTTTAAGTAATAAAAAAGGTTTACGTAAAATTGGTAAGGGGCAAATGGGTGAAGTGTTTTTGGGGTGTGTAGATAAAGAGTGTAAAAAACCAGTCGCAATAAAAGTATCTAATGATTCAAATAAGTATGAATATAAAATAGGTAAACGGATAGAAAAATTGAGTGGAACGCGAATGTACGCGTATCAAGAGTGTGATAAATACTCTATAATTTATACAGAATATGCAAATAGTGGTACTTTATCTAGTTTTATAAAAAATAATATAAGTACACTCCGTCCAATACATTTAAGAACTATAGTAACACACGTACTATTTAATTTATATAGAATACATAAAAAGTACCCATCGTTTAGACACCACGATTTACACACCGAAAACGTTTTGATAAGTACCAATGTTAAATCGACAGGTATAAGACGGTTTAAAATTGAAGATATAGTTCTAAAAGTTCATGATATCGGTATAGAAGCATCGTTAAACGATTTTGGTTTTTCTTCAATTAACGGTATACCTAACCCGGAGATAGATTCAGGTGATTACAAACGTAAACACGGTATATACAGGGAATCACATTATATGTATGACGTTCACTATTTTCTCAATTCATTAAGACATTTCTTAAAAGGTGAAAAAATACTCAGTGGTCAGGAAACTATTCAGTTTATTGAACGCGTTTTACCATCTGATTATTTGGGTATGGTTACGTATAAAGTATCTGATTTTAGATTACGTACATCACCAGTTGGTCACGAGAAATTACCAACGTTTAGTCGAATATTTAAAGATCGATACTTTTCACCATACAGAGAGAAAACACAGGAATTATCTAAAGTTCTCGATATTATAGGTCGTGCCGCTCCTATGAAACCAAAATCAATCATTGTAAAACACGGTGGTAACCCTGCACCTCCCAAAGTTTCCGTATCTAAAAAGGGATACGTTAAAATAGGAACACGTAAGTGTGATTCTTATAAAAAAGATGAACTTGTTAAAATTGCGAATATTCTAAACGTCCCCACAAAAAATAAAACCATTTCCAAGATATGTCAGGACCTAAAATTAAAATATGTTAAATAGATATAAAAACATGTTACCATTTGTTATTCTTGGAGCAGTAAATACCTATATATTTTTAAATACGGGAAAAACAATGAAAACCGATAAAGCTACTGGGACGTGGACCGTTTACGGTACAACATGGTGTGGGTGGACTACAAAACAGTTAGAATACTTAAAAAAGAAGAGTATTGATCACAAATTCATCGATTGCGAAAAAGGCAAATGCGACGGAATTGATGCATTTCCAGTTATGGATTCACCAAATGGTGAAAGAATCACTGGGTACAAGGAAATTTAATTAGATACCTCTAATAACGGAGATCGCGAGGGAAAGAATAAACGCGTCAAGAAACGTCTTGATTGGTTTAAGTGTCGTTATATGTTTAACGAGAGATTGGTTCCACGCAAATCGGAGTACGAATGTACTGATAAGGATGGAGAGAATAAAGATAAGAATTTCCGTTATGGCGTCGTTCATTTTTTTAGCGTTGGCGAGATCTCTGAGCATTTTATTAATTACCAATATTTTTTTCTATGATAGTAGTAATGAGTAAACCCCTTCCTCTGAGTGGTTCTGAACCAAAGTATACCCAAAGATTATGGGGTCGTACAGTAGGTGTGGGTAACAATAATTGTTATGCGTATGCTGTAGGCGATTACGAAAAAATGCGTTTACAAAAGAGTGTACCAGGTGAACGGGCTGGTATTCGTAATCTTTCTCATACGTATACAAATTGTAAAGGGTTACCACAAAGAGTTATTGCGGATAACCCTAAAAAGGTGTACATGGCAAAAGCTACTGAAAAATGTAAACCGAACCATTTTAAAGTTATGATGTTTGTAGCACCAGGTAATCAAAGAAACTACTTTAGACAGGGTGATTTTCACTTTTATAAACAACACGGTGCAGTTGAATATAAAGTAAAAAAAGGGAATACGTACGAGAATATAGCGAAATTCTTTAAAGTTCCGGTAACTCGCGTAAAAAAGGCGGGTAAACTCATACCTGGTAAACTTTTAAAGTTCAAAGCAAATGTGTTTAGTCATAAAAGAGGGTGGGCGACGGGTCCATTATTAGTCGATGCCAAAGGTAAGAGTATTCAGGATCCGAGAACATCGTCTCGTGATTACCCTGGGTTAAATTATAAAAAATATTGTAGCTCATTCTGTGTTAAGAACAGAGGGATCAAAGTCGGTCACACTCACCCCAAAGTCACCAAGAAGACTCGATAAATCAGTCTCGTTTCCTATATCAAAAAATATATCAAGTGCGTCAAAAATGAAATCGTTTTCTATAGTTACCGTATTTGATGTATCTTCAAATAAATTATGTACGGTAATCTGTACCCTGAAATTTTCACCATCAAATATTTTACGACATACGGGGCATGTTTGTTTTCCTTTATTTTTCCAGTTTTGTAGACAATGTGAATGAAATAAATGACCACAACGCAATGGTATATTTTTTCTAGACCGCCTTACCTCATTGAGACAGATGGCACACTGTGTCATTCTCTATAAAACTTAAAGAAGTTAAAAGTTGTGATTTATCGTACCCATTTAGTAAATGTTTGGTACTTTGAGAAGTGCTTTATCACATGACCCACATTTTTCGGTACCCTGTAAATCTTGCACAGGTTTCAAAAGTTCTGGACCATTTTGCTGGAGCATTTTTCGAAACGAATAGTTATCCTCGAAAGATATACCGTTTTGTTTCATGAGATAATTGTTGAGTAATTGATTCGAAGTGTTTACAGTGAAGCATCGACCGTCGGCCATACCAAGTCTTTGAGACATCTTATATATTAATATTACATTAGAAATTAATTTGTTTATTTTTGATCGTGTCGACCCATGATTTATGACCTAAACCATTGGCTGATTCTATAATTTCATTTATACTGTACCCTGATGCTATATCGAAAACTTCCTTTTTAAGAGGATCGACATCTGTTGTAAGTATACTCTTTTTGTGTTCGAGAATGTGTGATACGATGATGTTATACGCAAACGCAATCTCTTTGAGTGTTTCTGCGCCTGTAATGATAATCTTACCCGTACTGAATATACTCGTTGTAATTTCTTTCATATCCTCTGATGGTTGAAATTTTACTTTAACAGCGGAATACCTATCTGGTTCAAATGATGTTTTAAAAACGGATTCAAATTTTTGTGCCGTTTGAAGAAGGTTTAAATTTTTATTCAAACTAAAATTTGAGTTTATCATAACAACACGGAACGTATCTTCGGGAATAACATACTCTTTACCGAGAATTCGACTGAACATACACGAGAGTTGTTTAATAACGCGTTTACAATCAAATAAATCGGCACATCCAGCAACCTGAATACTCCCATTTGGAAATACCTTTATAGATTTTGTACTGTGATAATCTTCATAAACGAGTGATATCTGATTATAAAACGTCGTATCCTTCATTCTCCAAATAAATTTACGTTTTTTCTTTTCTTTTCGTGACAATTTTAATTCGTATTCTTCAAAGAAAGTTTTCAAAAATTGTATATCTATACCCCGTTTAAATTGTGAAATCATGGTTATTGTTGTGAGTTTAATCCACGACGGTTGAATTTCGGGGTGTTCCCGTTTTAAACGTTCTCTAAACTCATTAAGAGTAAGAAAATACGAAAATGTATTATTTGCAATTGTTGAATACATTTTAACTTAAAAAAATATTGGTTAAAGATAACTTAGGTTGTCTATATATGCCGTGTTTTAAGTGTAAAAAGAAAGGGATACCAATCGACTGTAAATATTGTAACTTAGGGTTTTGTTCCCGGTGTATAGTTCTCGAAATTCACGAGTGTAAAGGTATGGACGTAAAGAAAGATATCGAATTAAAAGAACTCGATAAACGACTTGAGTTTAAACCAACAAAGAAATTTGGAATGGTTTAAAGATGTATGTTCATACATTTATACATGACAGCATTCGTAAAACAGTGTCACCAACTTTATCATATAGATAAACAGTGTACTATCACCGAAATTCACTATTCTAAGTATACAGATGGTATCGGGTACGAGGATAAAATTGATTCATTCACGACAAAAACAAATTGTGAATTTAATTATGGTATGGGTTCCGTTCGATACGAGAGGTTTCTAGATACAATGGTTGTTAAAACAATCGAAACTGTACGTAAAATGGTTTTGATTGCGTTAGATAACGCATTGTGTGAAAATAGAAATATACATTCACTCATACGAATTATGAATTCAATAAAGATTTTGGATCCGACATTCTTACCCCCAATTATAAATAAGACGTGTTCATGGCAGAAAAAGCTCGTAAAGGAAATATGTAAGGATATACTTCCAAACGTTATAAAAACATCGACAAATCAAGTAACACTCGATAGATTATTTAGAACATTACAATTAATAGAATCAGACACAATAAACTAATTAAGTTCATAATAAAGTTATTATTTGTACCCACTTTTACGGCTTTTTCTATATCAAAAAAGTGTCCTGGATTCGTAAACCCTTTATCTATATTTCTTCCTGGAAGAAGTGGTCTAGATAAAGAACATTCTTCTTCTCTGTACCCAGGACGTCCGACGTTTTTGGAAACGACGTCACACGCGGGACTTTTATATGGTTCTTCTTCTGGTTCGTCCACTGGTTCTGTATATTTACCGAACGCGTGTGGTTGTCGACTCGAACCGGGCATGAAATCAACAAATGGATTCATGTCGTCCATTGTATTTTTATCATCGAGCATTAGTTCACTCATGTTTTATAGTATGACGAGATAAATTTTTTATACCAGTATACTATAAGAAACCATGAACCAAAGTGCTATAATTGCATCACTTGTGATCGTCATCATAGTGAGTACACTTTTGTACATTTTCGTATTTAAGAAATCCGACGAACCCGAAATTGTTATCGAAGAAGAAATCGAAGAAGTCGAAGGACCATCCCCTGATACTATCGATGATGTCATGACCGGTGGTGATGATGAACCAATACCAGACGAAGATGAAACTTCACTCGAAACTGCACCAGCCGACGGTGAAGTCGAAGACGAAACTACGGGTGAAGTTTCACCTTACATGATAAAAAAATAATTGTATACTATAAAAGATATGTCAAATAAAAATCAACAAATGAAAATTGCGGTTGTCGCAGTTCTCATTATTCTATTGATTTCATCTATAATAGCTGCAGTAAGATCGAGTACGTCTTCATCTTCAGAACAAACTATTAAAACCAAAGATGCGTCCGCCACGTCCCAGGATATGGCCGCCAAAAAAGAAAGTAAAGTTAAAATAACGAATGACGGTATTCAATTTCCCAAACCTTCTACTACCGAAGGGTATTTATCTGAAGGTGTATCGTGTAAAAAACTACAAAAATTAGAACCATCTGCATTTGAAAATGGTAGTATGAATGGTTTTAGTGATTATGACAGTTATGAAGCTCACCGCCTTGAATATGATTCTAAAAGGTGGGGTGAAAATGGTTGGTGTAAATTAATAGGTCTTACAGACGAAAATCACAACGCTATAGGATACTTCCATCACGACGGTGATTTTAAAGATAAAGCTTTTGATACAAATACTGGTATATGTAAATTTACAGGCGAAGATAAACCGTATGCGTGTGTATATAAAGAAATTAAGGATGGTGAATTCATTACCGGTTTTAAAAATAATGAAGGTAAACGATTAGAAGTTGTGTTTTATAACGATTATAAAGCGGGTAAACTCGATAAATGGTTTGAAGAAATGGGATTGGGTACTAACCGTAAATTTATATTAAACGATGAAGGTAAATTAGAATTTTCTATAAATGACCCAGAAGAAGGTAGTGGATCATTTGTTTTAAAACCGGGAAACAATTACCCTGTACAATTTATGTTATTAGGTAGTGCTATTGCTATGGTCGATAATAATATTCCCATGTCAGAAAATGGAATAGATATACGTTTTACAAGTCTTAAAGAAGAAGAAATGATGAAAAATTTTGCGGATGAATTGTCCAATATTGTAAATTTAAATAAACCACCCAACGACGCGGTACAGAAAAGATCAAATGAAAAAATATACAGACAACCCGCATATATAAAATTTTATGAAGATTGTTCAAAAGAACCAGTGACATCTATAGAAATTGACAGAAATGCTTTATCCGAAGATGTTGTAAATGGACAGGTAATAAGTAATCCAGGTCAGAAAATAAAACGTATAGAACTTGGTAATATAACTATTTTAGGTACCAGTGAATATACTCGTTACAAACAAGACGCACCGAATATAGAAGATGTTGAAGAAGAGTGGCGCTCAATCTACTGTTACAATGGTGGATGTGAAAAACTTGCTACAGTGAAAGTATTAGGTGACCCTTACTATCGTAATGACTCTGTATTTCTTTTTGATGGCTGTGATTCACCAACGGATTATTATAAAGATATAAAATTCAATTATAAAATTACAAAAGACGATCCTTAATAAGAATGAAATCAATTTTAATACAAACGAATATTAGCCTGTATTATAATTAATGCTAAGTACGTGTTAATTATATTATAACCCAATTTGTTCGTTTTTACCGAACTTGTTCCCGTAGGTTGTTGTATTTACGGGTCTATCAATTGGGACAGCGAGTGTATCTATATCGTGGACGTATCCCATGTATTGAGAAACACCCGTTTGGATTTGACTCGAGGCTGTTTTAATCACGATACCGTTCATGTATTTGACCTGTTCCTGAACGTTCGCGTTTGGGTCACCGGAGTTGTTAATAAAAACAACGCGCATGATACTGTATAAATCACTTGGGTTTTGGTAATCGATGGAAACACCAGTCTGGTCTCTAAAACTTTGACGGATACCACGCTGGAGTAAATTCATATTAAACTCCGAAAAGAACAAAGTGTTCAGGGGAGTTGGACACTGTTTGAGCGTATTGAGGTGAAGAGCGTCACACATTTAATATAGGCCTGGAAAAAAAGTATTGGTAAATATAAATGTTAATCCTCGCCGATTTCGATAAAGCATATTCTACCAAACCATGTAATTATGAGAAACCAATCTGCAAAGCACCAGACTGTTTCATTGCCTCATACCCACCAGTCGCCAAAGTTGGTGACGCGAATGGTAAATTTTTCGTTAATTCGTCCCTTCTCCAGCCCAATCGTTTAGCCGAGACTCTCGGTCCAGTGACGGTTAGAAGTGCTGATTTTAGACACTCGTGCTCCAAGTAAGTTAAAAAATAGATTCGTACCTATTATATAATGAGAGTCACCAAACGATCCGGTCGTGTTGAAGACGTTAAATTTGATAACGTCACCAACAGGATATCAAAACTCACAGAAGGTCTCTCTGAAACCGTCGATGTTACCAAAATTGCACAACAAGTCTTTTCTTCTATTTACGATGGTATCAAAACACCGGAAATTGATACACTTTCGGCTGAAATCTGTATCGGTATGATCACGTCTGACCCCGATTATGAAATCTTAGCAACTCGAATCACGGCAAGTAATATTCAAAAACGGGCCGCAAACAATTTCCATATTGCCATGCGTAAGCTTCATAAAGCGGGTATCGTAACTCATGAAGTTCTCGAGGTTTCGTCTAAAGTGAAAGATGACATTAAACCCGAACGCGATTTTGAGTTTGGGTATTTTGGTCTGAAAACGCTCGAGAAGGGGTATCTCCAAAAAATTGAGGGTGAAATTATCGAAACACCCCAATACATGTATATGCGTGTTGCCATTGGTATTCATGGACACGATATTGATCACGTACTGGAAACATATGAAGCGTTATCGAAAGGTTTGTTCATTCATGCAACACCAACTCTGTTCAATGCTGGTACACCCAGACCACAAATGAGTTCGTGCTTTTTGATCGCAAATAAAGAAGACAGTATCGACGGTATTTATGATACTGTAAAAGAGTGTGCACGTATCAGTAAGTGGGCTGGGGGTATTGGTTTACACGTTCACGATGTTCGTGCAAATAAATCACACATTCGCGGTACGAACGGGACCTCGGACGGGATTATTCCAATGTTACGTGTATACAATACAACAGCGAGGTATGTCAATCAGGCGGGACGTCGTAAAGGGTCTATTGCAGTCTATTTAGAACCATGGCATGCTGATATTCTCGATTTTCTCGAAATTCGTTTGAATCAAGGCGACGAAGAGGCGAGGTGTCGTGATCTCTTTTCGGCCATGTGGATCCCGGATCTGTTCATGAAACGTGTTGAATCTGATGGTAATTGGTCATTGTTTTGCCCAGACGTCGCGCGTGGATTATCAGATGTTTATGGTAAAGAGTTTGAAGAACTTTACGAGAAATACGAAGCTGATGGACTCGCGAGTAAAGTTGTACCCGCATCCGAGGTTTGGAAAGCGATTATTAAATCCCAAAGTGAAACGGGAACCCCATATATGCTTTACAAAGACGCGTGTAATGAAAAGTCGAACCATAAACATCTTGGTACCATTAAGTCGTCAAACTTGTGTACAGAAATTATAGAGTACACGGACAAAGACGAAACTGCTGTGTGTAATCTTGCATCCATCGCGTTGCCGAAATACGTCGACGTTGAGAAAAAGGAGTTCAATCATGAAGAGTTACATCGTGTTACGAAAATGGTTACACGTAACTTAAACAAAGTTATCGATAAAAACTTCTACCCGACCGAAAACGGGAAACGTTCAAATATGCGTCACAGACCCATTGGTATTGGTGTTCAAGGTCTCGCTGATGTATTTATCATGCTCCGTATGACGTTCGGTTCGGAAGAATCGAGGAAACTTAACATTGATATATTTGAAACTATCTACCATGCATCACTTGAATCGTCGTGCGAACTTGCGGAAATGTATGGTCCTTATGAATCGTTTAAGGGGTCGCCGTTCAGTAAAGGTATTCTTCAATTCGATATGTGGGATCGGGACCCGAAGTTTAGTGGGCGATACGATTGGAATGCCATGCGTGAACTTGTTAAGAAAGGAACTATGAATAGTCTTCTTCTTGCACCCATGCCTACTGCATCGACGTCGCAGATTTTAGGGAACAACGAGTGTTTTGAACCGTATACAACCAATATATATTTGAGACGAACACTTGCGGGTGAATTTGTCGTCGTAAACAAACATTTGGTGAACGATTTGAAAGAACGTGGACTCTGGTCAAAGGAAATGAAAGATCTTATGGTGAAGGCGAATGGGTCTGTCCAAAACATTATTGATATCCCCGATGATCTTAAGGAATTGTATAAAACTGTTTGGGAAATGAGTCAAAAAACAATCATTGATATGGCGGCGGATAGAGGTGTGTATATAGACCAAAGTCAAAGTATGAACTTGTTCGTCGAGAGTCCAACAATTTCAAAACTTTCGTCTATGCACATGTACGCGTGGAAAACCGGTTTGAAAACGGGTATGTATTACCTTCGAAGTAAAGCGAAATCACGACCGATTCAGTTTAGTTTAGAGGCTGAATGCTCTATGTGTTCTGCCTAGTTTAAAATAAAATATATGTTTAATTTAGTTAGCATGAATACACCTAATAAAAATGATAACACAGCAGTTTTAATTTTTGTAGTATTATTATTATGTGTGTGTTGTTGTTGTTCGAGTTCTATTATTTCCAGTGGAGCTTTATTTCTTAAATCTGACAAAAAAGATAAACCCGCTGCGTCTCCACCGGCTGCGTCTCCACCTTCCGATGCGTCTTCACCGGCTGCGTCTTCACCGGCTGCGTCTTCTTATTTTACAGAAGGTGTTGATTATTCAATAAAAGGTGGTAGAGATGGTAAATATTGTGCAAATGACGACGTAGGGTTGATATGTAATAGATCTGCTGTAGCGGGTTGGGAAAAGTTTCAATTTATACATCAAGGAGATAACATATATGCTATAAAAAGTATGCGAAGTGGTAAACAATGTAAAGATAATAGGGAAAATGTTAGTAAATGTGATACAGATCATATTCAAGGCCACGAGAAGTTTGTATTTGAAAAACATGGAGATAAATATTCTATAAAAGGTGGTTGGGGTAATAAATATTGTTCGGATCAGTCAGTTGGTTTGGTATGTAATACAGATCACTTACAAGATTGGGAAAAATTTACAATTACAAAAGCTTAATATTAAATTATATTCAGTTTTGCCTAAACAATTTATATTTCGTTAACATGTACCAAACATGTAACCGTATAAAAACTAAATTCATAACTTAAAGTTTCTAATATATATACATTTATAAATATAATGGCACTTAAATTTACAAATGTT